CTACCAGCTCAAGGGGCGGTTCCACGCGGCGAAAAGTGCCTCAAAACGGGCCTTTTGCGCGGGCGTCATGCGGTTTTTGTACTGATTCAGCAGCGTATCGGCCTGCTGGGCGTTTCCGCTTTTCAGATAGTTGTTCATGGCCCGCTCCAGACTTTCCGCCGCCGTGGAGCTCAGCGAGGCGGTGTTGCCGATGCTGGACAGGGCGCTCTCGTCCGTCTTGGAGGTGTGCAGACCCTTCTGCTCGGCGGCGGCCTTGTCGGCGAAATAGTCCAGCAGCAGCTGGTAATTTTTCAAGTCGCGGCTGCTGATCTGGTCGTAGCGGCTCTGGGCCTGCGAGACCTCCTTCTGCCACGCGCTCACCAGATCCTGCCAGCGGCCGTAGGCCTCCTCGTCCTGCCCCTGCAGCAGCTTATAGCGGTCCAGCAGCGCGTCGCCCTCGTCGCGGTAGCGGCTGTAGGCGGCGGATTGCAGCTGGGGCAGCACGTCGGACAGCTGCTGCAAATACCGCTGATAGGACTGCTGGGCGGCGGACTGTGCGTAGCTGGAGCCGTAGCCGCCGGTGAGGTGGGCAGTCTGGCCCAGCGTGTCGGCCATGGCGGCCCGGCCCTGTCGGGCATATTGCAAGGCGTAGGACTGGTACGCCGCGTCGGAGCCGGGGTCATAGGAAAAGCCGGGACGGCTGCTGATCTCCTGATACAGCGCGTCCAGCTGCGCCGTGAAATCGGATTCGTAATCGCCGGGGCGCAGCTGCGCCAGACTGTCCAGCAGCGCCTGCTCCGCCTCCACGTCGCTGGAGGGCGTGTAGCCCTTTTCCAGCCGATCCAGCGCGGCGGCGGTGCCGTCGGATACCTTGCCCAGCGGCAGGTTGGTGGACGTACTGGTCTTGCCGGAGCTGCCGCCGCCGGTGTAGCTGCCGTTGCTGCTGCTGCCGTTCTGACCCAGCAGACTGCCCCATGTCTCCGGGCCCGCGATGCCGTCCAGCTTCAGGTTGTACCGCTTCTGATAGTCCCGGACGGCGGCGCGGGTTTTTTCACCGAAGATGCCGTCCACGGCCAGACCGTAGCCGTGCTCATTCAAAATCGTTTGCAATTTCGAGACGGCGCTGCCGGTGGAGCCGAAGCCCACCTGACGGTAAGTAGATGCCATAGAAAAACCTCCTAAATATATATAGTATTCAGCTTACCCGCTGCCACACGTACACCGCCAGATAGGGCGGCAGGATGCCGACGGCTTCTCCACCGCCGCAGGGCTGGGAATCCAGATCCACCGTGTGGTCGTGGTTGATGCAGATGGCGCTGGTGGTCAGCTCGCGTCTTCCGGTGCCGCCGCTCCAGCTTTCCGCATAGGCCTCGCCGCCGGAGCCGCCCTGGATCACGTTGGGCACGCCGTGGTCGTGAGTGGTGGAGTCCACGCTGGTGAAGCCCTCCACGTGATGGATGTGGGGCGGCAGCTGCTGCTCCGTCAGCGTCAGCGCCGCCTGACCGCCGGTGGCTCCGGCGGCATAGGTCTGGCCTGCCGCCAGCAGGAAGCGATCCTCGATCCGCTGCCACGTGCCGCCCAGCGTTGTGCCGGGGTCTGTTTCGGCGGTGGACAGGTACAGCGACCCGATGGGATACAGCAGATCCACCAGCGTCCTGCCGCCTACGGTGAGGCTGCCCGCTGCCAGCTGACCCACCACCGTCATGTCGCCGTCGAAGCTGGCATCCCACGCGCATTGCAGCGCGGCGCTGTCCGCCAGCTTGCCGAAGGCGGCGCCTACGCCGCCGCTGCGCAGGTGGAAGGCCACCGACGCGTTGGAGGACGTATAGCTGACGGCCCGGACGCTGCCCACCGTGTCCACGGCGGACAGCTCCACCTCATAGGTGGTGTCCTTGTCCAGCGAATCCGCGATCTGCGCGGTCAGACCGCTGACCAGCGTGGTGTAGCCGCCGTACACGCCGCCCACCGGGCGGTAACGGGCCCGCAGTGTCACGGTGTTGCGGCCGTCCAGCGGCCAGCAGGAGCCGGCGGCCTTTACCTGCAGACACGCGCCGCCGCTGTCCTCCACACCGGCGGCGTTGCACCGGTAGGCTACCGACGTCCGCAGCGACGGCGTCTGGTAATCGAACACCGCCACAGGAGCGGCGGACACCGTGGTGGTGCGTCCCCGGGAGTCCGTCACCACGGCGGCAGGCGTCAGGGTGCCCGCCATGCCGATGGGCGCGGTCACGCCGGAAAAGCCGCTGACGGTCTGTCCTGCAAAGGTGAAGCGGCAGCTTTTCAGTGTCGCGCCGCCTACGGCACTGGCCTCCACCGCGTATTGCAGGCAGCTCATGCCCCGCACCCACAGTCCCCATTGCTCCAGCAGGGCATTGTCGTTCACCAGCGCCACCGTCAGCGTGGCGCTGGGCCGCATGCTGTCCGGCACATAGGCGGTGAAGTCGTAGGTCTTGACGCAGAATTCCGGGTTGCTGAGCTGCTCGAACCTGCTGGTATAGGCCACCGTCATGGTCAGCGTTCCCGTGCCGGACACGCTGTCGGGAATGGCCAGCGACAGGCTCTCGTCCGGCGTCCACTGGAACACCACGCGGGTATCGTCCTGCGAGATGATCATCAGCTCCGGTGCGGTCAGGTTGATAGTGACGCCCTGAAATTCGCAGCGGAAGCGGAAGCTGTACTGGGACGAGGGGCGCGTTACCGCGATGGTGTTGGGCGCACCGATGGTGATATCGCCCCAGGACAGCGTGAAATCTTTTTCTGTTACGGCCATGGTGTTATCCTCCGATCCATTTGAATGCCAGGCCATTGCCGCTGTCCATGCGCCAATGGCCGATGCTGATGCTGTCCAGCACGGTGATGTTGGTGATATACAGCCGGTTGTTGGACACATAGGCGATCTCCGTGCTGTCCTGCCAGAAGCTGAGACGCTGGGCGGTGAACACCGCCCGGAAGTTGTTCTGCTCCACCACCTGCTGGCCGTCGATCTCCGTGGTGGTCAGGTTTTGTCCCACCGCTACACCGTAGACCGGGGCGGGGCCGTCGTAGTAGACGATGCCGGTGCGGATATAGCCCTCCGTGTCCAGCTTATAGGTGGAAAAGGCGGCATCCACCGCCGCCACGTTGGCGGCCAGATCGCTGCAAAAGCTGTAGTACTGGGTCAGCGCCTCCGGATTGGCTTCCAGATAGGCGCTGAGCCGCTGCACGTAGGTGCCGAACTGGGAGGAGGCCACGTACTCCTCGCTGAGCCGTGTCTCCAGCTGCTCCATGTTCCGGGACACCTGCTTGGCGGTCTTGACGATCATGGCCCGCAGGTTCTGGAACTGCTCCGCGTTCTCCAGCGCCGCTTTCCCGGCGGCGGACGCCGCGCCGCCGCTCTTTCGCTGCTGGCCGCTGCCGCTTCCGTTGCTGACCGTGCCGCCCTCCAGCGCCGACAGCGCCATGTTCAGCTGCTGGGCCATCTGGAACAGGTAGGAGTACTGCTGGGTCAGCTGCTGCTGCACCGACCCGTTGGGGTAGGGCGGCATGAGAAGCTCGCTCATGGCAGGTCACTTCCTTTCTCATACACGGCGCTGACGCTGTAGATCCGGCAGTTGCCGTGCCCCTCCAGCCGCAGCCGCAGCTGGGGACACCGCACCGGCCGCACCGCCAGCAATCCCGCCCGCAGACGCTGCTCTCCCTTCAGCTCTCCGGCGTATTGCCAGTGCCGCCCCTCGTCATAGCTGACGTAGGCTTTCACCCACGCGCCATACTCCAGCAGCAGCCGCAGCTCGACGCGCTGCAAATACTTCTGCTCCGGCGTGTCCAGCCCCAAATCGCCGGTCTCGGCGTACCAACCGATGTCCGTCTCGTCTGCCTCGCTGCCGCCCTGCAGCGCCGTCACGCCGTCCGCCGTTAGGCCGTACAGCACGCCGCCGGACAGGGCGAACTGCTTCACCCGCAGCCCATCCTGCCGGAACCACAGCTTTCGGGCGGTATCGTAGACAAATAGGTGATCCGCGCCGTTTCGCCGCGCCGACAGCCAGTAGTGACCCTCTGCCGCCCCGCCTACGGCGCTTTCATACCGCTCGTCGCCGAAGGCGGCGGATACCAGCTGGGGCATGCTGCCGTCAAAGGCGTATACGCCGCCAGCGCCGTGAAAATACAGCACGCTGTCCACCACCGCCAGAGAGCGTCCGCTGCCCTGCCTCACGCCGGGGCATTGCAGCGACGTAATCTGGTGCGCGCCGGAGGCGCTGATGTACAGCCGCTCCATGCTGTTCTCCTTGAAAAACAGCACCGTGCCCAGATAGGCCGCCGCCCCGGTGAACACGCCGTCGCTGCCCCGGTTGGCGGCGTAGCTGTCGGTGGACAGCCCGGCGAAGGTGTTCCAGTTGCGGAAATCCCCCAGTGCGCTGCCGTACACGGCGTTGACGCTCTGGCCGTCCACGATGCCGTACTTGCAGCCCCACAGCCGGTTGCCGCACTCCACCACAAAGTCCATGTCCGGCACATAGCGCCGCACCGTCACGGCGGTGGTCTGCTCCCCCTCAATGGCGGCCACCGTGCCGATGACGATGGCATTGTCGCTGCATTGCAGCAGCGTCCATGTGCCGTCCGCCGCAGCGCCGGTGCAGCCGGAGAGGGTCACGCCGTCCCCCGCGGAGAAGCCCGTTCCGATGCCTGCGGAGCTGAGCTTCAACGCGGCGTCGTCCACCGCCTGCCACATCACGCCGTCATAGCGCATCAGCGCCGCGCCGCTGCCGGTGTCCAGCCACAGGTCGCCGCTTTCGGCGCTGGCGGGAGCCGCCGCCCCGGTGGTATAGCCCTCGTATTCCGTGCCGTCGGCGCGGCACAGGGCGTAGGTGACGGCGCCGGTGGTCTGGATGGCGTTTTCCAGACTGCCCCGGTCGCTGAGGTTCTGGGTGTTGACGTATTTCTTGTCGGGCCAGATCAGCAGATACGCGCCCATGCTGACCAGCTGCTTTTCACCGTCCGTCAGCGCCAGATCGATGGCCAGACCGTTGATGTACAGCGTCCTGCCGTCCACCCAGATCAGGCTGTCCTTGGCGGCAAGACCGTTGGGCTTGTCCAGCGCCGCGATGGTCTTGCGCTTTTCCCGCACCGACAGCGTGGGATAGCCGTCCCCTGTCAGGTTCTCCATCCGGGCAAAGGAGCCCAGCGGCGCACGGCGCCGCGCGTCATAGCCCCCAAACTTGCTGACCGTCACGCGCTGTTGCGCCGGCGCCTTGAATTGTGATAGAAACATGCCGTTCCTCCTTTCTTGCACGGGGCGGGAGGAAACCCTCCCGCCCCGCCGTGTTAGCATAGCTTTAATGCTCTGACGCCCCGCTCCGGCGCTGTGGTGCGGCATACGTAGTCCCGATAGGTCAAAAGACCGTTGTTCCAGTTGGCAGCGGCGCTGTTGTACCGGGCCATTTCGCCGTTGCAGTAGTGGATCTGCGCCTCCACATAGTGGCGGTACAGCTCGTCGTAGGGAGCCTCCACTGACAGCACCGAGCCGTCCTCCAGCTCCGCCAGCTTACCCGTCACCCGGCAGACCTCCCGCAGCACAAAGCCCTCCGCCTGCGCCAGCCACCGCAGCTTTTCACTGTGGGTGTACTGGTTGGGCACCAGCGCGTCCACCTGCTCCAGAACCTGTCCGGCTGTGATATTTGCCATGGCCGTCCCTCCTCAGTCGGCCATTCTGTCCACGTAGCGGCGGGCTTCCTCCTGCATCATGCGGCGGTTTTCCAGCACCTCGCTTACGTAGTCGGGCACGTCCACCTGCGCACCCTTCATGATCTTCCAGCTGCGGCCGTTGACGGAGACGATCACAAAGTTCTCCTCCTGCTTGCGGCCTCTGGGGATGGTCAGCGCCACCATCCGTTCCGTCATGTCCTGCTTCTTCGCCATATTGCGTTCCTCCTTGTATTAGTTAGCGGCGTCCTCGCCGGAATAGCTGCTGCCGCACTCCACACGGACGATGTACTCATCGTACAGGATGGCGGCGGCGTGGATGCCCTTCCAGCCCACGCTGGAGCGCTGATCCAGCGGATCGGCGGTGCCGGAGGAGCCGCGGGGCTTCACGATGACCTCGGTGCCTTCGCTGAGATCCACCACGCCGTAAGCGCCCTTGCCCACGAACAGGCAGCCGTACACGGCCAGACCCCCTTTGCCGCCCTCACCGGGATAGATCACCGCGTTGTCCGCCACGGTGACGGCCTCCTCCAGCGTCAGCTGGCTGGCGGTGTTGGATACAACTTTAACGCGCTTGCCGCCGCACAGTACGTAGCGGCCTGCCAGTGCGCCTGCGGCCACGGTGCCGCCGTCGAAGCTGACGGTGGTGGAATTGCTGACGGCGGCGCTGGCAGTCAGGGTGCGGCTGTCGCTGGCCAGATCGTCGCCGCGGAAGATCTTGGCCTCGGTGGTCTCCACGAAACGCACGCCGTGCAGCTCGCCGATCTCGCCGGAGAACAGCTCCGTGGCGGCGGCGTACTGATGGGCGGCCACCCAGTCGGGGTCGTTGCGCAGGTCGAAGGCCACGCTGGGGTGGATGATGCACACGTACTTGCCGTCAAAGGTGGGGGCGTTCATCTTCTTCAACTCCGTGGCGGCGCGGGCCACCAGCTCAGCGGTCATCACGCAGCTCTTGTCCAGATCGCGGCGGTACAGCACGTCCACCTTCTTGCCATCGGCGTCCTTTCCGGGGGCGTAGATGACGTGAGTGCCCTGCTGGATCTCATTGCGGGTCACGGTGTCCAGCGTCAGACCCATGTTGGCGCCGTGGCGGTCGGTGATCTCCAGCACCACGTCGTCGATGGCGGTCAGATCCAGCATATCGGACACGGTGGTGTAGTCGCCGTACTGGCTCAGCTCCTTGGTGATGTAGCTGACGGTGATGCCGCTGCCGTCGGGGGTCACGCCCTCGGTCAGCGGAGTCAGCGCCTTGTCAAAGGAGCCGAACTTGCGCCACTCCACGGTCTTGCCGCCGCCCACAGGCAGAGGCTTGGTGGCGGCGAACTGGTTGTGCACCAGCGCGGGCTTGGCGTTTTCCAGCAGCTCCATGCCGTAATAGGTTTTCATTTCGGCGCTCAGACTCTGGGTGCCGGTGGTCTGTACGTTGCTGTCAGCGAAGCGCTGCAGATCAAAGGTATGTGTCATTGCCATAGTGATACTCTCCTTACTATAATAATGTAGTGTGAAAAATACGCTGCTCCCCGGCGTCAGGAGCGCCTTACGCCCGAATAGGGGAAGTGCCGTCCGCGGTAGCCCGTGACCCCGCCCGGAATTCCGGACATCTATATGAAAAGCCTGCCCTGCCCACCCCACCGCTAAATGGCAAGGTATCGTCAAACCGTCGTAGGGGCAGACAACTCTGTCCGCCCGTTTTGGAAAATTCCGTGCCTCCGGGCACGGGTCACTTTTGGCCGCTGTTCCAAAAGTGACCAAAAGAACAGCCAGAAACCCAGGTTTCTGGACTTCCTGCACGCTGTACTGATTACGAATCTGCGGCCTTGTACCACGCGTTCACAGAACATGGCTGTTTTCGTTGCGTATGACGTATCGCCTGTCCTTCCTGCGCCGCTGCCGCTCACGCTCTCAACGGTAGAACCCAAAACGTTATTCGGCGTAAGTATCAGCGGTAGCGGCGCGGGAGCAGAGACGATCCCTTTAACCGAAACGAAAAAGGAAATGTTACGCGAACGTGTGGCAGGCAGTTACAATGCTGTTTGCACGATAGCGCGCAAGGAAGTGAAGAAACCATCGGTTTCTTCCGGCTCTTTTGGCTACTTTTCCAGCTGTTGGGAAAAGTAGCCCGCCGGAGGCCGTCCTCGCCCCGGAGGGCGAAATCCTCCTTTCCCCTCAAAACCGGATTTTCTCCCCCCGCTGCACCCGTCTCCGGATATCCGCCAGCTGGGCGGAGTCCAGCGCCTTGGGATCAGTGCGGGTCACGGCGCTGCTGCCGTGTCCGCCGTTCTCCGCCACGCGCCTTCCACCGCTGGCGATGGCGCGGCTGCACTGCTCCGCCGCCCGCTTTGCGCCGTAGCGCATGGCCTGCGCCAGCAGCTCGCGGCTGTGCACCACCTCATAGGCGGTGCGGCCGTCCACGCCCGTCGCGATCAGGCGGCCAAAGGCCGGATCGCGCATCTCCCGCTGCCAGTCGAAGCCGCCGTATACCCGGCGGATGTCCTCCGCCTGACGGGCAAGGCGCTCCACGCAGCCGTTTTCAAAGCTGCGCTGCTCCGCCGCCTGACGGCGCAGCGCCTCGTTTTCCTGCCGCAGCGAGCGCAGCCGTCCGTCCAGGATCTTCTGCACCCGCTGCTGAAAGGGCTGCTTGCACCGTCCCTGGATCAGCTCCTCAAATTCGGCGGCGCTGTCCGTCTCCGGTGTGGTCTGGGTCACTTCCTGTTCCTCATGCATGGCTGTCCCTCCTTGTCCGCAGGTCTTTCACCTTCACATAGTCTCCATAATGCTGCTCCAGCAGAAGCACGCCCTGCCGCGCCACCTCCAGAATTTCGCTGTTCCCATCCGTGATAAGAGAGCAGAACCCGTTCCCGAAATAGCCCAGCAGCAGCCTGTCCTGCCGCTCCAGCGCGGCGGCGGTGGCCTCCATCAGAATGCTGACGGCGGCGCACAGAATGTCCTGCCCTCTTGGGCCGCTGCCGCTGTGACCCCGTGCCCACAGGGCGTTATCCTTCAGCGTGACGTGAATCATCGGGGCCGCACCACCTCTCTGGACTGCTGGCGGCTGCGCTCCATGGCGCTGTGGCTCTCCTGCACCGCCTTTCCCGCACTGGCTGCGGCGTTCTGACCGCCGCCCTGCTCCGCCGACAGACTCTCCGCCAGATGGGTGCCCTTCGCCTCGTCCACCACCTGCGCCAGCTGCAAAAGCTGCTGCCGCAGCGCCGCAATCTGCCGGGCCTGGGTCTGACCGCCGGAGATCACCCGTGCCAGCTGATCCTTGTTTTTGAACTCCATCAGCTCCAGACACCGCAGCGCCTGATCCGCCAGATCGTCCCGGAAGAAGCCCATCTGGAACAGCTGCAAGGCCAGCTGATTGGCCTCCGCCGTGCGATAGGGGCTTTCCCGCTCCGCGCCGATCTCCAGATCGAACTCCGGCACCCGGTAGGACACGGTTACGCCGTCGTCCATCACTCTGGGCTGCAGGCCGCTGTGGTCATAGCTGACGAACTCCTCCGTCCCCATGGCGCCCAGCAGCCGGAACTGCCGGGGCAGCTCATAGAACTGGCGGATCAGCTCGATGCACAGCGTCACCACGTCGGCAAAGGCCTCGTACCCGTCGTCGATCATGTTGCGGCTCAGCTTGCCGCTGCTCTCCTGCAAGGCGGCGATGGCGGTGCCTGCCGTTACGCCGGAGGCGGTGCCGCCGTTGGCCACGTCCCGGTTGCCTGCCGTCTCCTTCATCTCGCCGATCTTGTTGTTCAGGATCGCCACATACACGCTGTCCAGACTGCCCGCCCGGATGGGCGCGATGGAGTCGCTGCCCAGATTGCCGTTGGTGTGGACAAAGGGCCGCGTCCAGTCGGCGTACTCGTTTTCGTTCACCGCGCCGTCGGAGCGGATGAAGAACCGGGGCGTGGCGTTGGCCAGCGTGTTTTTCAGGATGGCCTGATTCATCAGGTCGATCTGCTTCTGGGGGCTCTTGCACAGGTCGATGTAGCCGTAGCCGCAGGGCGTCCCCTCCTCCGGGAACAGCACGTCGAACACGAAGGGGTATTTCCCGTGGTCGTACCAGCCCCGCTGGGCCATGCTGGGGCCGCAGGGCACCTGCCCCATCACGGGACGGCCATTTTCGTCCGCGCCCATCAGCTGCGTCTCGGTGGGCTGAACCGTGTCGTTCTCCGTGGCATACAGCACCGTTTCCCCCACGTACTTGCAGTATTGCAGTACCTTTCTGCCCTCCATGTTGGTGTGATAGTACCAGTCCACCACCAGCGACTTGTTGCTGGTGTCCACCGTGTCGTCATAGAGATAGCGGCTCAGGGTAAAATTACCCCGCCCCAGCTTGCCCTCCAGCTGGGGATACTCCGCCAGCAGCTTGTCGTTGTCCACCAGCTCCGTGGAGAAGAAGTGGGCGCTGTCCTGAATGTCCGTCACGCCCGGCTCCCAGAACAGGTTCAGCAGATCCATCCGCTTCACGCTGATGTCGCCCAGCCCGCCCAGCTTCGTGCCGTCCCAGAACACGCCGTACACGGCGCAGCCGGACTTCAGCTTGTACCACCAGGCGGAGGAATACGTCCGCTTGAACTGGTTTTTCTTCAGCACCACCGGCAGAATGCGGCTCAGCCGCTGAGCCTCCTGCCGGTCGTCCGGCTCACGGGGCAGCACCGTGGGAGCGGGATAGCAGTCCATGGCGTCAGCGTGCTTGGACAGGATGCAGTTCACCAGCCAGCCGCTGGCGGGCTGGGGGTCGCCGCTGTTGCCGCCCTGCCCCTCCTTTTCCATCTGCTCCCAGTGACGCAGCTTCCAGAACTGCTCGTTGTCGATGATCCGCTGCTCCAGCCGGGTCTTGCCCTCCTTGTACTTTTTCAGGATGCCGTTGGCTCTGCGCAATTCCTCCGCCCCGATTTTGGGCCGCACCGGAAGCGCGCCGTCCGCCGCCGCCATGGCTGCCGCCGCGTCACGGGCAATGACGGACTGCGCCGTATCGTTGTGTTCCAT